GCTTGCGTACGGCTTAATTCTCTGCTTCAGCTTGCGCCTACAGTTGCCGCCGATGCTTTGTCAAAAACCTATGTGCTTCGTTTCCCGGAAGGTGTACAAGGTGTTCTCATGCACTTGAAACAAGGTGGCTTGAGCACTGTTATGGTCGGTGGAGATGGCCGTATTGTTGGTACTGCTTCTCTTATTGAGGCGGGTACAGAGATGGTCAATCTCATGAACATCTTCACTGTAGCATCTTTTGCAACCGGACAGTATTTCCTTGCCCATATCAGCACTGAACTTTCCGAAATTCGTAAGAGCATTGACGATGTACTGAAATTCCTGAACAATGACAAACGCTCTCAACTGATTGCAGAACTTACATTTGTAAAATACGCTGCATCCAACTTCTCTTCCATCATGCTCAGTGAATCCCAGCGCACTGCCACCCTGACTAACCTTCAGCATTCCAAAATTGCTGCTGTATCGAACATTGAGTTTTATACCACCCAGCTGGAAGATAAGATTGCTTCCAAAAAATCCGGCAAGCCTTCCGAGCAATGCGCAGCTGTTCTGCAGGCAAAACAGACGCTTGATCTCGCAATGCAACTCTATGTCATGAGCAGCGTTATGGAGGTCTACTATTCCCAGAACTGGAACAAACTCTATCTCGAAAACATTCACAACGATATGAAGCAAGTTCTTACCAGTTCCAAGAATCGTATGCTCCGTTCTCTGAGTGCATTTGGCACCACCATTCAGGATGCGCATAAAGATGTAAAGGTCATTGGCATGTCCATCCCCAAAGGCGGATACTCTGAGGTCGAAAGCGAACTCTTCAAAGCCATTGACGAGCTTTCTAACAAGACAGAACTTCCTCTGCTGGAACTCGCTGACGATGCTCTCCAAAGCCCCAAGAAAGAAACCAAACTATACATGACCAGTGATGGCGAAGTCTACCAAAAGGTCGTTTGATTTACTCAAACGCTTCTCGATTCAACTTCCACGCAATGTAGGCATCCATCATAGCAGCCACTGCATCGATTTTCTGGTCGGAACGGCGTTTCAATAGCTTGCGGTTGCCGTTCGTATCCTCCAAAGCAATACAGTTGCCCATGGCGAATTGCATAAGAGCTTCATCAAAGAGTAGTTTCCGCTGTTCGCTCAGCTTCTTCAGTTCACCCAACGGTACACTCTCGGTCTTTGCGCCCTGAATGACCTTCTCTACACCAAACGACGCATTCTCTGCACACCAGCGTTCTACAAAGTCCTTGGCATTATAAGGGTCATACCCAAAGCACCGGACATCATAGTCGTTCTGCTGAATGAAGCTATCGAGGTCATCATAGACCTGCATCATGTCAAGCACCGTGCCATCAAACACCTGTAGTGTTCCTTCCTGCATGAACTGGTCGTACTTCTGGCGCATGGCCTGTGGGAGCTTCGACAGTGTATAAGAGGTAATGTAATCTCTGGTTTTTACGCCAAAGAAGCCGTTCGCCATTGGGAACAGAAATGTAAACGCACAGAAGTCATCACCCTGCGACAAGTCTGCGCCGAGAGCACAAGGCATCTGCCAGTAATCTCGGTGGCGATGTGGCAGGGTTTCTTCATACGGAAAGAAGTAGGTATACCCCTCCATAGGAATGTTAAAGCGCTTGGCCAGAATGTCATTTCTGGAACCAGGCGCTTTTTCTGCACGTTCTACATCCAGCTGATAAGTTTCGTAGCTGACAGTCTGTCCTAGGTTCGGGTTTGCCTTCAGCCACATATCGGGGTTTGTAACTTCATCGATGGAATCCAACTTGTAGTACCAGATGGACACATGAGGGTTGATGTACTCCCCTTTCAGGATGTCCATTAACTCCATTTTGATTGTATCACCACAACCATTACGGACGGTTCCCTCTGAACTGGTCGCGACAATGAGATAGTCCTCGTTCTTCGATGCACCCTGTTCAAGCGCACTGATGGGATCTTCCCGAATGTCACAGCTCAACCACTCGTCAACAGTTGCTACACGGTCTCTTCGACCCTGCAGCTTATCAATGGTCATCGGGCGCACTTCCAACAGACTGTTCGTCAGAAAATTCTCGATGCCCTTCTTGGTCGATGCCAGTTTCACACGGTCTGCTTTTGCGCCGGTCGTGTTCTGTAAACTTCCTTCCGTCATGAACTTCAAAAGAGGTCCCTTCGACCGAGCCAGTGCTGTACGGATCGGTGAAAGGACCTCTTCTGCTTGCTTCATGGTTGGTGCTGTGGTGCATTGCTGGGTGGTCGATACATCCACGGTCAGAAAGTAGCTCTGAATGAATGCGTCGTACATGGTTTTGGCGGCACCGCGAGGAATGATAAGATACTGCTTCGTGATAAGCCGTTTCTTGATACGCTTTCGCTCATAGTGACCACCATGTCCTCCGGGATTGGGCACATAGATACTGCGGTCCACAAAGTAGTACCAGCCAAATATCTCTTCTGCCCAAAGCTTGAAGGAATCCAACAGTTTCAGGTCTCCGCCGTCAGTAAGGGTCAGTTCGTTCTCGCAGAACTTGACAAAACCTTCAACTGCTTTATCGTCATAGTAGATGCCTGGGTTTGCAATCAGGTCATCAATCCGGTTCATCTCCATGGAGACTTCTCGGCATACCGGAATTTCACCCCGAATCACAGCCTCTCGAAACCGGCCATAATAAATCGGCGTGGCCGTGTTTGACAGTGCCATCTTCTAGTCTCCTATTATAATAAGGTAAGCGCTTTACTCTTCCGGGTGGTC